AACAGATCACCCTGGGCTAAAGGTACGATGCCATAATGCTGGGTCAGGCTGTCTGCTGGCAGAAGCAAAAGATCATCAATATTGATCGAGTAGGAAGTGCTTCCTGGTTTGTATACGTGTAAATGTAATTGGTTGGGGTAGGGGTATGTCAGCCCGTTCATCTCTCCGCTCGGCAGTCTGAAAGGTTTGATCTTCACAGTTCCAACTCCATTCACTGATCGCACCTCGCCGCTTTCATACAGCGTGATCCCCCCGGCCACAAGGCTAAATTTCATCATCAGGTCGCTATAGGCATGGGTGCTTGCCAGCCTCAAAATAGGCAAAATCACCCTGCCCTGGTACCTGCCCATGTTCTCTGCCGTAATTGTCCAGTAGGTTAAATCCGTCCAGCCCGAAGGTGAGAAGCTCAAAGCCGAGTGATACCCGTTGGATGCATTCAAGTTCACCGTGTCCGTCCCAGCGCTCCCGTCCTCGCCTTCATATGCCACCTTCGCGTTCTGGTTCATCTGGTCCCACTGAAAAGACCCTACGATCAGATCCTTCAAAGTGCCAGATGCATAAAGGTTGGTGATTTCTAGCCTCAAAGGTGCAGGTAGCTCCGTTTCAAGATCATCAGTATCCACTTCAAAATAATTGTCGTGTGAAGCATCATCGCAGTTGGTCAAAATGATCCCGTTCGTAATTCTGCTTTGTGTGCTGTTTGAAAGAGGCAGAAGCACCTCATCTGAATCAAAATAGTTGGGTCGCGTGATAACCAGCTCCACCCCCAGGGATCCGCTCGCGTAGTAATCAATGCTCGCCTTCCCAGGAACAAGGCTTGCTTCCAGGATCCGAGAATAAAAATATGCGCCAGTATCCTCCGCCTTCAATCGTAAATAGATGGGGAAACCAATCCCCTCTTTCGTGAACTGGTTCGCCTGCCCGATCTTGTCTTCCAACCGTTGAGTGATCAAATTGATCTGCTCGTAAGTGCCTTTTAAGGTAAGGATGATGCGTTCCTTCACCACCGCCTCTTCCGACTTCACCGGCTCATAGATCGCCCCCACCAGCCCCGGCAGTACCGTCCCACCCTTCAAATACATCCAGGCATAATCCGGGTTATGTTTTAGATCACCGATCGATAATGAGATCATCTATTTTTCTTATGTTGTCGTTGCGAGGAACGAAGCAACCTCTCCTTTTTTGACTAACGATTAACGACTAAAGACTAACGACTACCAGATTATTTCACTCTCATCCATCTCCCATTCAGAAAAAGGAGAGTCCGCGCTTTTCTGCATCAATCGTTTCCGGATCCTATCCCTGGCTTCTTCGAAATATTTCTGAATTTCTTTGATGCGCAAATCCAACTGCTGTTCCTGTTCAATGCTTCCGCTGAAATCCGAGAAATGCCCCGTGTGCAAACTCCCCAAGATCTGCAATTCAGCCCCGATCAGCAGCGTTTCATAATCCAGCGTTTCAACTGTGGTGGCAGCTGCAGAATCCAACCCTTCCAGGGTTTGCGCACTCCCATACGCTTCCGAAAGTCTGCCAACTGCGCTGCGGATCGCTTCCGTCAACGCCGTGCTCGAAACAACCACATTATTGATGTCTCTAATTCTTTCTTCAAGTCTCGCAGATAGGTCTGTTAATGCTGTCATCTTTCAAACTTCTAACGGTGAGGTAATTTAAACAAAGTTGTAAATTACCTCACCTCCTTTATTTTTCGCTTTGCGCCCCAGGGCGAAGCCCGTGTGGGTTTGACTATCGACTAACGACTAACGACTAATCGACTTTCTTGATAGTCCATCTTCGACGGCCGTCCCCAGGATATAAGCCACCAGAACAGTGATAATGCCTGTCAGCGGCTCCTCTTCCAGCGGGAAATCGGGGTAAAAGGCTTTGATGCCCATCAGCACCAGCCCCACCACCGCAGCCCAAAACTTCCGTGATGCAAACAACAATCTCAACTTTTCCATAATCACCTCATTTTTAATTATTTGACTAACGACTAGCGACTCCCGAAGGGTGCAAAGCAAACGACTAAAGACTGATTTCAAACCCCACCACTGCCCCATACAGCGTGAAAACAGTCGTTGCCGCTGCGCTCACCGTGCATTGCAGGTAGAATGCCTCATCCTCCTGGATCCAGAGCGGTGTGTCCAGCGTGACCACCATCACGTGATCATCGACCGTCTTGCGTTCTGCTGCCGTGTCGTGATCAGCATCTATTGATACAGTGACCGCTTCTCCGCTAACCGGGTCCGCCAGTGTCATCTTGTTCAAAGCCACGGT